GGCAATACTGCCTATCACCCGACCAGGTAAGGTCTGACCAAATTCTATACTGGCAATAATTGAATTTGCCGGATTTGAGATATCAATCATTGCTGCATCAAGCATATTTACTACTGACTCGATTTTGGACAAATAGTTTCTCTGTACAATCGACAGGCCAGTAAGTTGCTCCAGAATTCCTTTCTCCGAATCCAGTTCAGTGGCTAATACAACACCACTCTGAGAGCCCAGCCCTGATGCAAGCTCTGAAGATAACTGTTCAATACTTAGAGCCTGGCTTTCTGCCAGTGTTTCTTCGATCGCATGGGAAACGTCAGGATAGTAAACCGGGGCAGCCTCAGCGCCAGCATCCTCGACAAACTCAATGTCTATTTCGCAATAACTTTTACGCTCATCATTATTGACAGAAAGTGTTTTTATCATCCCTTTAACAGGTCCGTAAAGAGGATGTACAAGAGTATTAACCTGGTCATTTAAGGCATGAGAAACAAATGCCTGGTGTGAGATGTAATTTTCTTTTTTAAAAATTGCAGTAAATCGTATAGAGCGGGATTTCATCCCAAGTGAGTCAGGGATAGCGCCAGATGAAAAAGGGATGTCATATTCCACAACGTTTTTCTGGTAATTGTCATGTACACCATCACTCTTGATTTCAAACGAATACTCGTCTATTTTTGCCTGAAACATTAGAATGATCCCCGGTTAGTTTTTATTTGAGAACTTGTTGAAAGCCCAGCCCCCTTGTTTTCAGTTAAAACGCGAGTTCCTTCAGGTGCTATAATGGTTATTTTTTGGTCTAGGTTAGCGCTATATTCATTAGCGGTGTAATAACGACCAACAACATCTGGCGGCAATTGTTTTAATGCATTAATCAAATTTTGGGATTGTTTATCAGCTGTTTTTCCAGCGAAATATTCTTTTACATATTTTTCTGGATCTTTGTTATAAGTATCGATTCGTTTCCACCTTTCAGGCAGTGGTAACGCATCAAACTCTTTACCACCCAAACCAATCATCTGCCTTTGTAGAATAGCATTCTCATTTTTAATTCGTTTTAGTTCAATAAAATCCGGTATCGTCCGTAAAATTGTCGCAACATTTTCTAAAATCCTCACAAAAGGACCTACAGCGTAAGCTACATTTGAAGCTGTTTCTCCAAATTTTTTAATTTCCTCCCGAAAAGCAGCCATTTTTTCAGGGTTTGATGTAAGCTCCTTTAATTGTTTGTTAAATTCACCCAAAACCGGAACCAAGGCTGCTTCCATGAAATCCCAGCCAATATTACTCAACTGTTTCATCTGAAAATCCAAACTGGTCGCATACCGCAAGAAATCCTGCATCAATACATCGGCTTTATCAGCATCTGCACTGGCCAGTTTATCAAACAAATCGAACCCATTTGTATCACGATACATTTTAGCCAGGACTGAAATACCTCGGATGCTTTGCCTGCCGAAAATCTCGCCTAATTTGGTTTCTGAGCCTTTTGTGGCAACAATTATACCCTTTACAATTTCCTCATAAGATTTTAATTCTCCGGGCGATTTGAATATGTTGAAACCAAGTTTTCTGATTTCCTTCTGTTTATCAAGGATGTCAGAAAAAACACCTTCTATCGCTGTAGTTGCCTGTGCTGATGATCCGGTACCCATTCGGGCTATTTGCATCATTGCACCAAATGAACCTAATTGCTTCAAACCTGACATGTCGAATCGTCCGGATGCAGCAAAGAGCCTCTCACCGTATTCTGCCATATTCTGAAGAGTAAAAGCACCGCTTTTCCCCTGCACGGTAAGCAGGTTCATAGCCCTTCCGACTTCATCTTTTGTGAGCTTAAATTTATCACGCAATTGCACTGTCAATGCCGCCAGGTATTCGACCTCTGCACCTGTAGCAGTTGATGCAATACCAAGATCTCTCATTATTCCACGGGCATATTCCAAGTCACCAGTTTGTTCAACGAATTTATCAAGTCCAGCCAAAATTGAGGTACGGCTCTGACCTGTCGCGATTGCAATGTTACCAATCTCCTCCCGGAGTTTTAACACTTCTTCTGCTGATATCTCCGCAGTTATTCCCAACCTTGTCAGTTTGGCATCATAATCCATCAGCTGCTTGCCGGCATACATAATACCGGCAGTTCCGCCGACAATCGCCAGCGGATTAGTAATAATCGATTTAATAGAAGAAGCGATTCTTTTGCTTACACCTGAAAAAACACCTCCAACCCTGCCGACCCAGCTTTTTACCTGAGATTCGGTTTTATTCAGTTCAGTGCCGAGTAGTCGGCCATCACCGGAAATTATCAGCTTCAGAGTCTCAGTTCTATTCGCCATCGTCTTCTATTTCTATTAAATCGTAAACAGCTTGTACAGGGTCTTTATTTTCCTGAGAAGATTTATGACATTCATTTTCGATAATCCTCATCACAAGGATGTAGGACCATTGTCCTTCTGTAAGCTCTGAAGCTGCTCTGCCAAATACATGGAAAGCTTTTTCAGCGTTAGCAAACTTGAACAGTTCCCAATGGTCTCTACAGGATTTTTTTTTAACAGCTCAACCAGTCTGTCATATTCTTCTATAGACATATTTTTGGGACTGGGGCTGCATTCCTCGACCAGACTGTTGTACTCCTCAATCAGTAGATTACGATCCTCGTTTGTTAAAAGCTTCCTAAACTCAGTAATCGATTCAGTTATCGGCTCATTGTTTTCAGGATCTATAAGAGATCTGTACAGCATCTGAACCGCCTTTTCATTCTCGTATGCGTTCACATTATGAAAATTTATTTCAACTTTTTGAGACCTAAAGAGTTGCTCTGCTGCGACTGTCGCTTCAAAAGTGTCTTTTTCTGATAACAGATACATCTTTACCAGGTTATCCGAGCCTGGGAACGGAATCGTCTTATGATTCTTAACTCCCTGTTTGATTCTATGTAACAGATCACTCATTCTATAACCTCCGATGCAGCAATAAATGTCAGTGTGGCAACTGCCTCTTTTTCGCTATCAAGCGTAATCTCACCCATTGAAATGCAATCAACTCCAGTGTAAATAACCCGTTTACCGCCATCAAGCTCGACAGTCCAGTCCTCATCCCGTACGTCACTCCAATCCAGTACCGGATTACTCTTTGGCAAAGCATAGTCAAGTGAAAAGCCCGGGCGCTTAGGCTTATCCACACTTCCACCGCCATCCATGGTTTCTACTTCAGCGGCATATGAAGCTTCACGACGCTTGAAAGATTTCATGTGTTGGACTTTCTGTCCGTTACGAGTTACCCGTGCCCTGGAAACATATTTAGTTGCCATATCTTCTCCTTAGAAACTGGATACAATTTGAATATCGGTTGCAAATACATGTGCAGCATCGACAATGTCGATTGGTACCTTCGAGTTCACGCGTCCGGGTGAATTCGGATCCCTTACTGCTGTGAACTGATCCTTATATGAGTCTACACTGTTCAAACCGCCCAATTTTTCAATGCGTTTACACACAGCGATATTGTTTGATCTGACATCTGCAGGTGTAATGATGTCATCAGGCTCGCCATCCTCATGATTGTCCCGTAGAATAGCGTTTGAAAAATTTTGTTTATGAGAATTAACGATCGCCTCGCGGACATAGTCTGCAGTGGCCACTTTAAAAGAGTCCAAAAATACGGAGTCGGGAGAGCCAGCCTCATTTGTTGTGTATGTCGAAATCATCCGGACACAACGCACCTTTTCACCTGCGCCAACTTCAAACGGCGTAACACCTGACCATAATAGGTTATTAATCTCTGTAAAAGAAAACCGATCCTGAATGTCAGGAGTATCGCATCCAACTAATTCGGTGTTATTAAGTGCTTTCCAGGGTCTCTCTTCACTGGCCTGCATGGCTGCCAGCGCTGCAGCATTTTCGTAGTTAGGCCTTCTGCACTTTCTTATATATCCCAATACCAGCCGCCTGGCATTAACTGCAGAGATAGTGGTAGCCTCAGCCAACGCACCACATATAAACATATACCCTCTTGCATATTTCTGGTTTATCTCATCTGATATCGATTCCAGATGAGCATCCAGTTTCTGAGCAGCAGCAAGCGAAGCAAACGGGATTGCATACAGATGGTATCTTTTGGAGGCAAGTGCTGCATAAACATTAGTCATCTGTATATCTGATGGATCACTCTGCCCACCAGTCCATCCTGTAACAGTGCATGTCAGCCCTGGAGCAGAGATCGATATCTCAGGCATATATTTGGATGTGACAGCATCATATTTGCCCAGATAGTTACCACAAGTACCCTTGTTTTTAAATGTCAGAGTAACAACTGCAGCATTGGCAGTTGCAGTAAACGGCAGATTGATATATTTGTTTATTTCGGCAGCAAACGCTGTTGCTGTATTTGCCGGAGTTGCACCAGAAGCGATAGTAATAGTAACAGTATCAGCACCAAATATTGCAGTAATAAATCCTGCCCCCGTTGCTTGGCCAGCAAAAGTAAACGTAGCAGTTGCTGCGATACTAGCTTCTGCATCATCAACCGCACACCCTGTAAGCACAAGGTACGGATATTGCTTAAATGCTGCCATGGCCATACGGTGGATGATAGACCCTGCACCCCAGAACACGGCTGCCTGTTCTGGACTGCTTATAGAAGTTGGGATATTGGCAGCTACAGATCCGCTTGCCAATCGCTGACCAATAACAACCATTTCCTGCCTTGTAGACGGTAATGCGTTATTTGCTCCGGAAGTGTCTATGATAGTATAAGATCCGGGTTTTCTGATAGAACTTGAAATACTCATTTGTTATCTCCTGTTTTTTCGGCAGTATCGCCTCTTTTTTTCTTCTGTTCTACAGTTGGTCTGTAAATTATCAGAGATCCATCTGCAATGAGTCTGGTATAGTACATTGTTGCGGGAACCGTTACAGCATCCTGATCTGTAATAAGAGATTCCCGTGGGTTTTCCCTGGGACAAATGCATCCAGGCTTCGCAATAACAGTAACAGTTTTCATAAAGATCTACTCCAACGAAACGATATCCTGAGCATCTTCAACCTTATCATCCGGTCTCTGAGCATAATATTTAATTCCAGATACCAAAAATCTGACCGCTGATTCCTGCGCAATAAATTTTGAAACATCAAATGAAGTAGTAAAGGGAACTTTAAAACCTATCAAACCTCGATTGGTTAATGCTTGATGATCAATCTCATCTGCCTCACCAGGAATTAGCGGTTCGATATCCAATCCAAGTTTCTGAAAAGACAACAGTCTGATAATTCCTTCCAGCATCGGGTAGGCACCATGTCTGCGGTCCCGGCTGTTTGATACATTCTTGAAGACCATATATACTATAATTAACGGTGTCCACCGAATAGTTCCTTCATCGATCTTTCTAAATGCAATACTCTCAGTCGCAATACATACAGCCGGTGAGTTATTTATAGTATCAAGAGCATCGCTGGTGCGCACATCAAACTCAGAAATGAGCTCACCAGTTCCATCACGCAGAGCATTTGCCTGCAGATGGTCAAGCATCTTTTCTTCAATCAGAGTCAATGATACTGGGTCAAAATCCATTTTTTTAATCTCCAAAGAAACGCCCTACTATCAGGAATATGACACCGCTCGCAGAGCAACATCAAACAGTCTGCGAGTCCACCCCTTACCGTACTGGTCAAAATTTTTGATTTTAGTGTAACGCAACATCCTAAGCGCAGAATATTCTTTAACAATTTTTACCGGATCCAGCATATTTACAGCATGTATAGTCTGATTCCCAACAACTCCATCAGGACTTACACCAACCACGTGCTGTAGAGTAGTTATTGCGTAAGCATGTCCCATATTTATTGCAGTATCAAAAACGATAATTGCGACTGCAGTATCGAAAGAACCACACCTGCAGCGGTCCCAGTAATCCCGTCTATAAATAGCTGCTGCCTGATCACGGGTCAGTCGTTTAATATCCAGATCAGGATGTGCTCTCTTACTGATCCCAAAATTGGTTTCACCACCTGGATCCTTCGGGTCATTCACATATCCACCCTCATGAGACAAAACTATTTCTAAAGCCTTTTCAAACGACA